CTTGAAGCCGCATTAATATCTTCTGTACGAATTACAGCAGTAGCATTAGATGTTCCGCCAATAATCGTTTCACCATTTACAAAAGCACCCCCCGTTGTATCTTGTAAAAGAATTTTATTTGTTTCAGCACTTCTATAGACCGGATCTTCAAAAATAATATAATTTGATACTGTTGCTCCTGGAGCTTGGGATTCACTAATAATAGAATCTATAGAACCTAAAGAAGTCAGTTTTAATTCCGCAGACTCCATAAATTCATAATACGCCTTCATAAAGGCGACGAAATTAGGATTTTCTGATCTTACGAAATCTGGAAGTTGGTTCTCTACTAAAACCGAAACTTTATTTTTTAATGTAGACATTATGTTGAATAAGTGGCGGTAGTACTATAATTTACACCAGCGTCTCCTGCACCTGCGGCGATTGTATCTGCTACACCTGTAACTGAAAGATTAATTAAATCTATCTCTAATATTTGATTACGAACTGGCACAACATCATTAGACGCCGGTTGAACGGTCAATCGAATATAAGTACTATCTGCCCCATCAACATCACCAACTGTGCCTATATTAATTTTAGTAAGTACCACATCTCCAGTTAGATAATCAATTGTACCTACTGAACCTGTTGTAAGATAAACCTTTGATGTGCCTGAAATATAATAAGCAGTTACTAAACCAGAACCATCATCTTCCAAATAGTAAGTGTTTGTATCACCTGTAATGGTAAACCCTGTTGAAGTAAGAATACCACCATGAACTACACCCGTAGTCAAAAGATTATAACCAGTAAAGGGATGATAAAGAGCATTAGAAAAAGTTATTGTATACTGTAAAGCTGTACCCAACGTAGGCTTAAATGTTTTACTCATATTGATTGTTGTGATGTTAGATAATACAGCCGGATCTACTTCATCAATCAAAGTTGTAAATGGTGAATATCTAAATACAGATTCAAACTTTTCTAAACTTGTAGTACTATAACTAGTGATAGCTGTAGTTATTAATGAAGCTAATGCTTCAGTTGATTTGGTTGTTGCATTAGCATCATACTTAAAAGTTACTGTAGGAACTACCTTAGTGGTTTCTAAATCTATAACTTCGGGTGTAACACTTACAACATTATAATCTTGAAGTAAATCTACAATTGAAGCTTTAGTAGCCGTTGTTAATACTGTTCCTGTTTTTGGTAAAATACTAATATATACTTTACCATATACTGCCGGATTATTAAACTCACCACCCCATACTGCTATTGCTTTTACATTAGGATATAATTGCGGCACAATAGCCTTATAGTCGGCAGCTGTTACTGTTCTATTTTGAGCAGCATAACTGAATGGTGCATTGTATTTAATAGTATCAATTTCTTCAGCAACAGCTCCACCAGCTGCTGCAGTTTGAAGGGCTATACTAATATTATTAAACCCACTTAAAGCTGATGCAGCTGTAAATGATTGAGCCCCATTTGCAGCTGTTCCGTTAGTTACTACATAAGATAATTGAACTATGTTGCCATCAACTAAAGATTTACCTACAACACCATCACCAAAATAAATTTCCCATTCACCATCTAAAGTTTCCTGTGTAAAATATACAGTAGAAGTACTTTTTACTTCCACCAAATTATTAGCTAAAGTATAAGTTGTTGTTGTAGTATCAGATGAACTGGTTTGTATTTGCACTAATAAAGTAGATACATCCACATTATCATTATTTAAAATAAATTTCTGATCTGAATCATTAAGATTCACAGTGTAGTTAGTAGTCACCCATGACCCTTCATAAATTGGAATATTAGAAAATGTATAAACACCAGCAGTTGACTGTAATGTTCTAGCTGTAGTATTTACAAACTGATAACCAACACCACTAATCGTAGTATTAAAAGCGTAACCAGCAGGCATTACAACAGAGGCAGTGTTTGCATCATTAACAGTTACATCCACATAAGCAATAGACGCCTTGGCAGATGTAGGTGTATAACCCAAGGCCTTCGCATGGGAGGTTACACTGTTTCGTTTTACTGCCGTATCTAGGAACATTTCATTAGCAGCCATGTTCGCCATGAAGGCATTATAATGTGTATTGTAAGCCAGTGTATCTAGTAATACTGACATACCAGAACCTTCAAAATCAAAATCAGTAAATTCTGTTTGTCCTTTTAAATATGTTTTTAAATTAGATTTAATGTTATCAAAATCTAATTCGGTAATTTCCATTTTACCTTTTGTATTGATGCCTGCCATTATCTTATTCTCTCCAATAAAATGTCTACGGTTTGTATATTAGGATCATTTTTAAGTTGAAAATTTATGCTAATATTCAAACTGTTATTGTCCATATGTTGAAATTGTGGATCCACTATATCAACACTTGTAACTGAAACCCGTGGTTCATAATTTTCTAAAACCGTTTCTATTCTATTTCTAACAAGAGTTTGTGTAATTGGGGTAAACGGTTCAAACAACAAATCCCTCACATGAGAAGCAATCTCTGGATGAAAGGGTTTATCAAATCGGTTGGTCAACACCAGATTACGAACAGATCGTTTAATATCCTGAACATCCGTAACCATAGTTACATCACCTGATACTGGATTAGGCGTAAAGAATAAACTGAAATCTTTATAGATGTAAGTATCTCTAGGTGAATTATTAACACCTTGAGCATCTGTAAAACCTGGATTAACTTGTTCTGCTGGAGTTGCCATATCTACTATTTATGTTATTTACCCTGGCCTCTATACTTTTTCCAGCATCGTTTCTTGTGTTTATTCTTAGGTCGAGATCGTACAGAATATCCTATTGATGTCCTCTTTTTTACGGGTTCTATTTTTATTGCGAATATCCCTTTTGCTTTTTTCAATTCTTCTTCCTCGGTGCTTTCTTATGTTTCGGTTTATTATTATGGTGATGGTGGTGGTGATGTTCTTCTATCGTTTGAATAATCTTTTCCTTTCCCCAAAACACCTGTACTAAACCATACACCATTAACCCAAGTCCAGTAAACCTCGCCAATTCAAACATTACTAAAGTTCCTGCTACTATCATTATTATTCCTAATCCTACTTCTCTGTCTCTTACAAAATCCTTCAATTGTTCCAACATTTAATTTTCTCCTAATCATTAATTAAGGTCCCGCAAATACATTGCTTGAACCAGCGGCTACTGAAGTACATCCAGTAATCCCATCTCCCACTCTACCACATCCTTTATTATTTACAAACACCGTAGTGCTACCTGTTGCAATTGGTGCTGAATGTCCTGGACAAGGAGGAACATCTGGTGGCAATAAATGAGCAGTATTATTATCCCCCTGTCGAGATACACCTATATTATTTGCAAACACATTTGAACTCTTATCTAATCTTGTCATACCTGTACAATGTGTTACATCAGCATCACCAAATCTAGTTACTGCTGGCATTTTTTTCTATCTCCATTAACACTTGTAGTTTATCATTAAAGACCGCCATAAGATCATGATCCTCTTGTGTGTGGGGTGACTCAGGCCAATCTGGATTAAACTTTATTACATGGTCAAACGTATTAGGGATATCATCGTAATCTGTATACGTTATTAATTCCCCATTAATCTTTATTACATATTCTCCCTTCATGGTCGTGTACTATCTACTACGCATTTCCATGTAACTGGATCTTTATCATCTTCTTTAATCCAACCATGGAATCTTCGTTCATTGGAAAAGGCTCTCTTACCTAAAGTATAAATATCATCCTCTAGTTGATCAGAATAACCATCCCAGATTCCGGCCGATGTTGTAGTTGATACTCCACTCAAATTGACTTGAGCACCTACATCTACAGATGGTATAAACGCATGGGCTACATCAATATTAGCTATAAGGTCTTGTAGGTTTCTAATATTCTCACCACCACCTCCAGTAAGATTATTCAAATTAAGAGCAAGCCCATGAGAATCTTCATCTATCAAAGGAGGATCTGAGGCTATAGGATTGGGTAAATCTGTTACAAGCAACGTCATAGTTTCTGCAATGTAAGCAGGCTTACCTACCGAGGCTATTGTAGCCGAATCAGGTGCAGTAGGTGTAGCACCGGTGGCTGCCGTAGCATCACCAGCAGTAGGACCATTCAAATGAATTTCTGAACCACCAGTAACTTGAATATTACCACCACCCTTTATATTCATAATGCCACCAGATTGAGTATTCATCACTCCTCCAGATTTAACATTCATTACATCTGCCGCATCCACAAATATATCTTCTCCCGCTTTAATATTAACATTACCATCAGTATTTTTCGGTGCGGAAATATTAACATTTTGGTTTACTGATTCTATTTCTAAAACATTATCAGCGGTTATACTAAATTCACCACTACCAGATATGGTATTCTTGGTAGATTTCATATTAATATTACCACCAACTTCTTCCGGATCAGAACTACAGGCAGCTAAAATATTAACATCTTTCCAGCCAGATGTGATATTTAAATCCTTCTTACAGGCTTCAATATCCATTTGCTGTTTTGCCGTAATACGAATATCACCTCCAGCTTCAGCAGCCGAATTATCAGTACCAGCCGCAAGAATTTCTAAATCACCAGATACCGATGTAAGATTATAATCAGTGTATGCATAATCCCACATCTTACCGGTCCATGCAGTTCTATAAAAATCTACATTAGCAAACATCTCGATATCTTCAGCTGATGTTATAAAAATACTCTTACCTGTTTGTACAGTCTTAATTTGGATAGGTGCGATATTAGATTGCAAAGCAATACCCATTAAATCTGGATGGCCTACATCTCCCACCATCTCTGCTTCCAAATGTCCTGCCTTCATTTTAATTTTAGACATTTCATATATGCCTCTCGTACCAGCTTTAAACTTAGCTTCATCGGCTGTAAGAGTTGTGCCTTGCATATTGATATGACCATCAGCTTGCAAGTTAATGTCTCCATCTGATTTCAAATTGATATTACGTTTTGAGTGTATATCTAAATCACCACCAGACCATATCTGCATTTTCCATTTTGCAGACAAGTCTAATCTGTCATTACATCGGATTAAAACCTCATCATCATAGGTGTGAACTACTCTGCCCTTAACATATACATAATCGTCATGCATAGAGATATCATAACGGTCTCCTTTAACATAGTCTGTCTTGTTACCGGCATGGTCGATCTCATAGAATGTTCCCGCCCTATGATATTCATGGATACGTTCCCCACCTGGCGTATCATCAAATTCTTTAATGTGTCCTGATTCAGATTCGTATACTTGGTTAAATGGATACTGAGCATTGAAATCACTTGTAGGTTGGTTCCAATGTTTTGCAGTAAGCCCTGTTTCTGGATCTGGTGAACCAATATTAATCTGTCGTTCTCTGATATCTGATTTATATTGCAATACAGGATGTGGATCCACAATCAATACACCACCATTAATATATTCCGAAAAGGTTGTAGTAATGAGTGCAGTATCACCCGGACCTGTCCATGCAGTTCCATCAGCAGTGCCTAAAGCAACTGATAATGAATCAGTACCCGAGGCACTAATAGCTTTAAAAACTCTACCATTAATTTCTTGCATACCACGGACACCAGCGACCTGTACAATATCGCCTGCGGCAATTGCTGGTTTTGTATTAGCCCCCATACTTGTAGCGGCTGTAGTAAAGAAACCAGATTTTGTTGTAACTGTATTTCCCGAAACACTTTCGATAGGTATACCACCCATAGCTAATGGGTTCATATCTGGTGTTTGTACTACAACTAAATCAGAAGGCTTGACATCTTTCCATTCTATATCTTGTCTACCATGTTCTGGATCATTCATTTCATAAATGCCAGTACCATAAAATCCAGCAGCATACAATGCTTCTGCTTGAGCTTCTTGTGTAGGTGTTAAATCTTTCTTCGCAACATACTTAACTCTTGGATGTGTAACTCGATACCATTCTGTTGATTGACCAAACTGTCCTGTTCCGGTTGTCGGATTTGAATTTTCTACCCTATCTCTGGCCCAAGGATATGTTGGCTTACCATTGGTGTTACGCCAGAAACCATCCTCCAAATACCCTGTAGTTATAATAAAATTCTGTCTATCAACACCAGCTAACCTTTTGATTTCCGTAAGTAATTTGGTTTCAACGGATTCAGGATTTTCTTCTGTAGGTTTAAAACCAATTCTAAAAAATGGTTCCATATCAGAACCAGCTTTAGAGTAAGTCATAGTATCAGGCCACATCATTGTACCCATTGCAGTCCATGATGTTGGTAGTCGTGCATCACTAACTACTCGGCGTGTAGTCATAAACATAGCGTGCAATAAATCAGAATGAGTAATTCTAGATGTAGATGCAGGCCCTGTTTCCATTAAAGGTGGATCATTAGTCCATTCTGTAGTATTAATTATTTCTGAAAGAGCTTTATCACTACCTGCTTCTGTTTCAGGCAACGGAGCAGGTCCATCTTCGTGGGTTATATCTTGTATTAATTCTGGCGACCAATTTAAAACTCTTGGAAAAAGTGCTTTATCAGTATAATCAAATTCTATATATTTTACAAGACCAGATGCATCCAAACTACCAAAAGTTAATTCACTAGGGGGATGTGGTATTTTACTTTGATCATTTGTAGGATCAAAAAATCCAAATTGATAATCACTATACTTTTCTTCTGATCCCGGAATAGTCTGATCACCTTCAGCACCATAGAGTTGGCTTTGTGGAAACTCCTCATATGTACCACGATTCTGGGCCCACTTCCTTCCACCTTCACCACTAAGGGCTGTTGTGGTATTCATACCTGGCAGTGTGCCGATTACTACTGCATCATCCATCCAACCTGTATCACCAAAGAACCCACACACCCATGTACCTTCTACTAAATTAACAGGGGCTTCTCCAATCCCTGCCATAGCGGATCCACCCACAGATTGCATAACCTGTGCCCACGGTAAATCTTTGGTTAGGATTTTGGCTTTATCTGCGGAATGATAACCAAGCCATCTAACTCTAACACGGCCTAGTTTTTGTGGATCAAATCTATCTTCAACTACACCAATTCCCCATATAAAACCATCTTGACCTGAAAATGCCATATAATATTATCCTCTATCTCCTGTATATTTATATAAGATAAAGGAGTATATAAATAGTTGGCTCCGGGGGAAGGAGTCGAACCTTCAATGCCCTGTCAGGCTCCAGATAAACTGTCTGGTGTGTTTACCGATTTCACCACCCCGGAATTGTTTTACATATTAGCAACTATTTGTCTTACAGTATAATCATTCATTGCATGAAGTAATCTGGTGATACCTATCCCACCACCTACTCTGGGAAAGAAATCTAAGCCTAGAAACTTATCTAGTTCTTTTTCTACTCTCTCATGTCCAAATTTTTCAAACAATAAGTCGGCGTACATACCGTCAGATATAGAATGAAATTGATCTCTCATTTCTTGAGGATCATCTGCACGTTCCGCTGAGCCAATTGTTTCTTGGCCTGAGATAATAACATCTATCTTAGCTGCTGTACCATCTCCGTTCTGTCGCATATTCCAAAATGGGGATGTATAGTTCGGAAAGTTTTTAATCATGCAAACTCTTCCTTGCCATTTTTTGCACATTTCTTCTTCATGTTTATGTGATAGTTCTTCACCATTATACAAATCAAAATATTCACACCATTCTAAATAATCTTTATCTACAATACTATGTTTATTTCCGAAACCCATATGTTGGCATAAATCTCGTTCCATTTCTTCTAAATCTTTAATGTTGCCAGGGAACTCAAATTCAAACATAGGAAAGATAATGTCGTGTCTGCCTTCAGTTATGGTTTTCTCATCTCGGTAGGATGTAGAGACACAAAAAAACCCCGGCGTATGGGGGTTATTTAATAGTTCATATTCAAGCCACATTTGGCCTGTCTGAGGCAGAGGCCATACTTCTCCAGCATAATTGTATGTTGCCACTGTAGTAGGATCTTCACAAGCTGCTAATATTGATAATCTGTTTTGTGTGTGTACTTCTTGAAATCCACGGTCCAAAAAAAACGACCTCAATAGGGTCGTGGCCTCCGTGTACTTCTCTGGGTTTATAAGTTGGGTCATATCGTTGTTCCTCACAAATTTATATTATTTATAAAAAAGCCCATCTCTAGGATGGGCCTTTCCAACAGTAGGTCAGAGGATATCGGTTGCAAGCAGAGCCTTGTTCTTAACCTGTATTCGTTGATTTCTATATCATGTTATGCCTGCACTATATATGGCAGGACTTTTATCTCCGATTATATACAACTATACTTCCTTTTTTTCATCTTCCTTCTCCTTCTTTTTTGCTGGGGTGGTAGGTACCTTCATATGTGCCAAGCCTAAACCAGAACTTGCCACGTCCTCTGCCTTAGAAAGTTTGACCTTCCTTTCTAGATAAAGAAGGCGTGCAACAC